CCCTTTCTGCCATAGAGATTATCCTTAATGTCATAAGGAGGATCGAGATACATAAAAGCACCCTTGTTTCCATCCATCAGATAATCATACGAGTAATTAGTTATATTCCAGTTTGCAATCAGTGCAGAATACGAAGGCAGTTTTTCGATCCCTCGCAGACTGAAGTTGTTATTGGAGGCTTGTTCTGAAAATGACGAACTCTCTGTGAGACCAGAGAAAGAACACTTATTGACAATATAAAAAGCCACAGCACGATCAAAATTTGACACGGTTTGGTCATTGATCTTGTCCTTTGATGTTAGGAAAAGTTGCTTTGCTTTATCTGGAGTATTATTTGCTTTCTTTAAATCAACAAGTTCACTTTTCAAATCATATCCAAAAATTTGGAGTTGCTGCCAGAAGTTTACAAGAGGTTCATAGAGATCATTCACCCAAATATCTAGGCTGGGATATTTCTTAGTGATATGAATCGCAACACTTCCTCCACCAAGAAATGGTTCACGGAACTCATCATAGTTACGAAGATCTGGAAAATAAGGATCCATCTTGACGCAAGCACGGGACTTTCCCCCAGGATACCTCAAGCAAGTTTTTAAAGATTTAAGAGAAGTCATTTGAATTCACACTCCACCATAATTTCAGTAAGAGCAGCAAGAAGATTTATTTCTTGGTCAGCCACGAACGCACATTGGTATTGATACTTAGCAATAACAAGAACGGCAGCAGGGATAGATGCGGGAACAAGGCAATCGTAAGCGGCGTCATAAACCCTGCGAAGAAGACTAGAAGCATCGTTATCCAGGTTGGAGACCACCCACTTTCTGACTTCAGGAAAGTTTTTATCTTTGAGGTTTTTAATAAGTTCATTTACAGAGATGTCTGAGAAAGATGCAAGAATGCCCGAGTCGATTTTTCCTCCTGTAGAATACCTCTGAAGAGTATTGAGAAGTTGCCTTGTATCTGGAAAATAGTTTTTAATGAGTTCTGCTACAACTTTTTTATCATACTCAACTTTTTCCTCATCAAGAATATGAGACATTCTATTAAAAATAGAAAGCATCAACTCAGGTTTTTCATTCTTTGGAATGGGGGTGTATTTAAGAACAACACACCTTGATTGAATTGGTTCAATAATCTTGTTTAGATTATTACAAGTAAAAATAAAACAAACATTATTGTGAAGTTGTTCAATTACGCCACGAAGACAGAGCATCACATCATTAGTTGTTCCATCAAACTCGTCAAAAAATACGACCTTTTTCTTATCATTAAACATAGAAACAGTTGTTCCAAAGTTAATGACTTGATTGCGAATAGTATCCAAATACCTCCCTTCAGATGAACCATTCAAAAACAAAACATCTTGTTTAGTAATCTTACAGAGAGTTTTGATTGTTTGAGTTTTTCCACATCCTTGAGAACCTTGAAGAATAAGATTTTGATTTAGTTGTCCTTCATCTACTACATTAGTAAAAAACTCTTTTACGCTTTTAGTAAGAATCAAATCTTCAACAGATTCTGGTGCCCAACGCTCAACCCAGAGAAATGGTTTTTTATCAGTCAGTTCCATATCAAAAAAATAAAAATCAAATGTAATAATAATTTGGGAACGATTTACTTCTCATTCTCCAACTTGCAGTATCCCGATGAATATCAAGTATTTTAGCACACTCTTTCACAGATTCATAAATGACTCCATCAACACAACATTTTTTGCCCATAGATTTTGAAAGATTTTTTCTATGCTCTTCAGTAAAAGGAACTCCTTTTCTTGGATGAGAATTTTTAGACCAATATTCTCTTTGCGATTCACGCATTTTATCAATAGAATCTTTAGTATGTTTGGTTCCCCATAAAGAATTCAATGAAGGTTTTAACCACTCACAATATTGTTGTTCTACTGATTTAATTTCTTCATCTTCGTGAATCCACTTGACTACTTCAATAGTAAAATTATGATACCCATACTTTAAAAAATTTTCATAAAGTTTAGGACAATCCATTTTATTAGAAGCACACATAGTTATATGTTTAGCAAATCTAAGCATATAATTTTTTTCAGTAGAACCTATGTAATTTTCTCCTGTTATTTTGTTTCGTATTTGATAAACACAGTTCATTTACTAAACCTCGTAGTATAATACTATTTAGTAAATGAGTTATTTACACCCAAGATGGTCGTCTTTCGGGCATACGGAGATAATTATCTTTTACCCACTCTTTAGAAGCAATATATCTTTTATATGCTTCAAATGTATCAATAGTATTATCGTGCTTCCATTCATCGGGCATAGCACGAGCAAATGGAGTTACTTCAGTAATCTTACCTTTGGGGAAAAGGTAATATGCTTGAAGTAAAGTATTATAGCACGAATGTGGTTTTCCATAACGCAACTGAAACTCATCACAGAGGTTCATTCCGTGTTTGATTAACCAATAGGCATTATGAATACTTTCTCCTGCCCATTTAGTACAAGGATGATTTCTAAATGCACCTTTTTCAGTAGCATAAGGAGTTCCATCTTTTTTATTAAGTGGTCCATAATTATGATACCACTTTGATGCTACAATTGCCAAAAGTTGACAAGTTTCTACTGGCATCTTCGTTATATGTCGGTCAGGAAGTACAATTGCACTTTCTGCAGGAAATTTATTTGTCACAAAAACATTCATAATAATTAGCAAGTTTCCTCAACTCATCAATTGTAGCATCCTTCTTCAGAATATTTGCTCTTCTACTGACGATAATGATATTGTCCTTAACATATCCTCTTGCATTATCAATTCTGTCAATACTTGGAGCATACATCCAGGTTTCTCTATTCTCTCTTTTTAGAGGAAATCCAAATACAGGACAAGTATCTGGAATATCAATATCTTCTTTAGTGAGAGTGAATTCTATGTTTGATTTTTTTGCTCTTTGTTTTGCATTATCATAAAGAACTTTTTTTGCATCAAATTTCCAATCTCTATTTCTTCTATTTTTTTCATTTAATTTAGCAGAACATTTTTTACAAACATCTTTTGTGTCAGAATTAACATTCCATTTTTCAATTAAACTAAATTTGTTGAGATTTAGAGATTGATTGCACTCTTTGCAAATTTTATATCTATTTGGATTTTCTTCTCGGTGTTTCATACCAAACTCTCTTGCATTATATACATTCATACATTTGCAAGAACAAAACTTTTTTTGTCTTTTACCAAGAGTAGAATTACATTCCAAACAATACATCTGCTTACATTCTAACTACATAAATATTTATAAAAAAGAATATTTGCAGATGTTCATCCGAATGTTGAATCAGGTTCAAGTGCGATGTAATATTTTACATCATAACTTGTGTTAACAAATCTAGAAAGAAGTTTTTGAGAGATCACAACCTCATAAGAACCAGGAATAATCTTAATATTCTCTACCTTGAAGTTGAAAGTAAATACCTCATTAGTTTCTCCAACAACCATAGAGAAATCGTTAGAAGTATCGTTCTTCTTATCACGAACCACCAGTTTTACAACACCTGCTTCACCAACAACAGACAAGTCAGGAAGTTGATAAACTGCTGCTGCTTTAAGCAGTTTGTCCAGTTCTTTAGTGTCCAGAATGAAACAAACATCTTCGGAAGGAAGAGAGATTGCCTTATCGGGAGGAGTGACGATTACATTTGGATCAGCAAAGAAATACTTGGAACGAGACCGACCTTCTTTGATAACCACATAACCATCGTTCTGAAAATCCAATTCAGCATTCTGATGAAGGTTAAGACCATTCAGAAACTGGTTCAAATCATAGATACCAAAATCCTTTGGCAGTTCTTCTTCAATTGTTGCTTCGGCAAGAATGTTTTTCATCACCGAAATGGTCCGAAGAGAACTACCTTCTTTGAACAGAATGGACTGGTTGATAGAAGAAAAGTTCTTGAGAAGCGTAAGAGTTTTATCAGAGAGTTTCATAATAATCAGTAGTTGTAACGATCAGTCTTGTTTTGATGAAGACCAGCAAAATGGTACAGAAGAACACAATAATGGATTGCTTTCAGAATGTCCATCTTGGATTTACCATTCTTCTTTCCAAAACGAGAGAGATATTTAATGGCATTGGAACGAGTGAATGCTTCTGCATCACCAATACTTTCAATCAGATCCAAAGTCTGAGTTTTGGATTGTTCGGAAGTGTAGTGTGAATGATAGGTACTGGAAAGATATTGCTCAACCTCCTTCAAAGTTTTGTCTTCTTCATATTTCCAAAAACCGTTTTTGTTTGTGTCTTCAGGCATTTTCAAATCAAAAGTAATAGTATCGGGAGAAGATGCTCCAAGGTATGTGAAAGGAACAGAGTGTGCTGCATTAATTGTGAAGTCTTGAGCACCATTAAAAGAAATGGTATCAGTTCCTTCGCCACCATAGATTACGGTATCTCCCCAAGAACCAGCAAGTGAGTTTTCGTAAGTGCTCTCAAAGTTTTCAGACATTGTGTTTCATAGTAAAAGAACAAAAAGAGGAGGCACATTGACCTCCTCATATTCTATCAGGATTGAGGTTCCTGGTCAACAGGCATTTGGAAATCAGCATCTACTTTGTCGTAGAGTTCCAGGAATGCTTGCTTGGTTTCATCATCAAAGCGGTTCACACATACTTGGATTGCCTTTGCTTTGTCTTGGAAGATGCTGTAAGCACGGATGATGTGAACCAGGCGGCGGGTGCTGATGAT